AATTATGTAGGGTTCAGCAAAAATGTGCATGCCTAGTGTACAGTCTATGCACACTTTCAGCCCTACTCTCAGTAAGGCTATGAATACTATGTATACTTTTTTCCTTAAAAGCTTATTTGTAAAAAAGAAAATATATATAATAAATAGGTTTTTAAGCCATACATACTGTTAGAAACCATGCATACCTCTTGTGGCTGTAGGGGCTACACGATTTTTCAACTATGCATAAATCTAAAAAACTGTGCATAGCCCTTGTGGCTGTAGGGACTAGCTATACATAGCTAATTATTCCAATCGAAATGAATTGGTTCTTCTTTTAATTTTATCCCTACATAATAGTAGCCATCTGTTTTACGCATTTTAGGCAATTTTTTTGCCATTTCTCTGCCAAATTTAGTCATTGACATTCTATACTCACCAGATTTTTCAGCCCAAATTCGATATTCGTCATAGAGTGTTCTGGCTTTGACACTGTATTCAGCACCATCAGTGCACATTTCATTTATGAAAGCATCAAGTGGATCCATATTTTCACGATATTCACGACTAGCTTCGCTAACTCTCTCTGGATCTTCTAATCCTTCACGTTGCCACATGATTGCACCTTGAACAATCCAATTAAGGATCCCAGCCCACTCAGATTTAAGCTTATTTTCAAGATTTTTATCAACCTTGTCTTTTGGAATCTGTACATCAAACGGAATAACCTTTAGTCTGCGCCAAATACCTTCATCAGTTCCCCTTATTAAAGGTAAGTGATTGGTAGCCATCCAAATTTTGAACTTTGGCGTGTATTCAAACTCCATCCCGTAAAGGAACCGAGCTAGTATCTTGTCACCACCGGTTAATTGCTTAACTAGTGATTCATCTAGCCGACTACCTTCATTAGCTTCACTAGATGTAACTAGTCGTGTATTCTCTAGCCTTGCAATATCACTGTTTGCATTCCCATTATTGTTGTGGACGATGATTGATTCAACGTTCATCTGCTTAGCGTAAGAACCTAGAATGTTTCTAATTGTGTTGATAAAAACCGATTTACCGTTTCGACCTGAGCCAAGCAATAGGAACATTACTTGCTCTGCGGTTGATCCGGTTAATGAATAGCCAACAGCTTTCTGCACATAATGGATCAATTCTTCATCATTTTTGAATATTTGGCTAAGAAATTGATCCCAAAGTGGGCAGTCAATGGTATCTGAATATTCAGATGCGGTCTGCTCACTAAACAGCTTCTTAATGTCATGGTCTTTTAATTCACCATTAGTCAGATCCACATAACCTGACTCAGTGTTTAATAGCATGTGGTCATGATCGAATTCACCGTGATCGACTGTGACATATTTTTTGAATTCATCAATCATGTGAACTTTTGCTATATGTGATCTGCTGTCTTTGACAAATTTAAGCCATTCACTTTGCATTTTGTCCTGATCGGTATTTGTAGAAAAACTAAAATCAGGTTTTTCAATCCTTAGAGAATTGACTACTTTTTCAGTAGCCATTTCAATATGGCGACCATTATCTAATTCCCAATACGAACCATTATAGAAATACCAGGTTTTATCCGTTGCCATCCATTTAAAAAATTTGCCAAACTGATCATTCAATCTCTGTCCTCTGCCGGTATCATCCCAGGAACGATGCGGCAATTGTTTGCTTGCCCTTTGATTAAAGGCAAACACAAGGTCAGGCTTTTTATTTTCATTAGCCGGATCATAGATATTAGATGTCTCATTGATTGCTTTGTTAAGCAAGCTGACACCATAAGTAACAGCCCCACGTTTCTCATCGTATTTATCACGCATTAGGCTAGAATTTCGGAAAATTGTATCCATCTTGTGGAAGTTACGTCCACACCAGAATGCTAAGTCGTTTGCGAAAGCCATATCGGCTTCAGAATGTGATGTATAGAATTGGTCCCAGCCACCTTTCATAAACATCGTGAAGCGTTTGCCAACTTTAGGGCTTTCCTCTGCTCTCTTGATAATTTCGGGAATGGATAAATCAACAGGAGTGATGTTATCTGTTTCAGAATGAAGCGAAATTACTTTGTCTTTGCCGAAAAGATATTCGTACAAGGTCTTCATTTCATTTTCATTGAGAGATTTAACCGACATATTTTCTTCCATCGCGTTACCAGTCAAGGCAAAGAAACGCCCTGTTTGGTACATTTCAAATTGGCCTTTACGTCTTCTGTGGCCTGGAATTTTCCCCTTGAAAATACAGTGAATGCCTGTACCAGATTGACTGACTTCCATATAGGTGCCGTTGGTTAAGACTTTGAATTTGTTAACTAAGTTATCAGAGGAGCTATTACCCTGGTACCAATCAGATAAATCATCTTGAATATGATCAATATCTAAACCCACATATCCATTAGCAAAGTAGAAAGCCAAACCGTCTGCTCTGTCAATCTTAGACAATTGGCGTAAAGCTTCGTCAAACGTGCTCCAAGTATTTGGATCATTACTTTTACCAGCCGTTCCATCATAAGGGTTGACTGGAATCTTGGTGTTTTTGTGACGTTCAGGCACATATTTTAGATGAAACAAGCCCCATTGCTTTAGATTCTTCAGTTCTTGAGGGATGCCATTGTAATTGAATTTGGCCATTTATCTTGCCTCTCTTTATCGTGAGCTTCATAGATTCCTGCAAATGTCAGAATTGGTTTAGAATGGCAAGTCATTTGAAATATCCTCATCTGCAGTACCTTCATTGCCTTCAAAAGGGTTTTTAGGCTCAGTAGGAGCAGACTTTTTGGAATTTAATGGGAATCTGGTTTTTTGCCATGAATTAGTGAATGTACTGTTTTGCTTATGAGTTTCGCCTTTGTAGGTATTCTCACCAACTGAAATGTAAATTCTAATAAACTTGCCTACACATGCTTTCATCAAATCCTCTTTGGATTTAATATACTTATCTACTTGTGCTTGAGTTAAGCCAATTGCATCGGCAATATTTGCTAAATCTGATGGATTATATTTACCTGAATCTTGACCATTTGCATCTTTTGCAGTCCATACACTTGCAAAAAAGTGACGACCATGAGTTTTTGCATTAGTATTGGCAAGTGAAGAGACCTTGTCTAAGTCTTTACGTACTAAGAAATCAAATCGCATGTTTTCATGTCCTGAAGGACTAGCATCCCCCTGAACATCAAAAATCTTCATTTCATAAGCTCCCTTTGGGAATAATTCGCTTCTGTTGTTTGTCTTTTCGTTTAAATTAATAAATCCCATTGTTATTTCTCCTATTTGAATACATTGATAAATATTTTTACTATTTCAATTATTTAGATTCTGCTCACTTTAACCACCCTCTTTCTTTAGCCTGGTAAAATATCCATCCATGCTTATAACCCTTAGCTTTTGCATAGAGTGATAATTCATGCATACTGGTTAGTTCACTAACTTTTTTTCTTGCAATTAAATCAATGTGAAACTTCTGTGTTTTAACTGCACTTAGTTCTTGATCTTTTCTCTGCTTTATCCTGCGAATCTCAGCGGAGAAGTCATGACCACATAAAGGGCAAGTAACGTTTTTTGCTTCAATTACTGCAAAACATTCAGGACAAGTCTTAATTGCCGGTCCATCAGTAGTGCTCCCCTCTCTGCGTGGATGTTTCTCACGGTCTTCTAAAGTCCATTGCCTGTCTTGGTCAGGTAAGCCAAACTTTTCGAAATTTCCAACTTGGTCAATGATTACAGCGTGCTTATCAGGTTGATACCTCATGCATCTCATAGATTGCTGTAAGTAGATAACTAAGCTTTCTGTCGGTCTGAGCAATACCACACATGAACAATCTGGCACATTTACGCCTTCACCATATAATTCAACATTGCATAAGATTTTGATTTTGCCTTTCTTAAAGTCAGTCATTATCTTGTCGCGTTTACTTTCAGGAGTTTTAGCATCTGCATGAACTGCATTGATTCCTGCATTTCTGAAAGCTTGAGCGACTTTCTTACTGAAACTGACCGAGTGACAGTAAACAATTGTTTTACGATCTTTAGCAAACTTAAGCCAAGACTTAACAATACTGCCATGAATGATAGAGCGCGTATAATTGTCCATAGATCGTTTTGTGTAGTCACCAGTAGAACCATGCCTTAACATGTTTTTATCACCTAATTGGTAGCCATAGACAGTAAATGGAGCAAGTTTATGATGGTCTATCAGCCATTTGGTTTTAGGCCCTTGCACCATTACTGAATAAATGTCTTTAAATCCTTTACCTGATAACCTCCAGGGACTTCCAGTAAAGCCAAGCCTGGGAACATCAGAATAATAATTAAATATTTTCTGATACGTTTTAGCTCTTGAATGCTGACTTTCGTCCACAATGATTAAATTTGGCTTGGGAAGTATTTTTAATCTGTTAGCTACCTTGCCAACTGTCATAATTGTGCAGTAATTTAAATCAACACCTTGTTCGATAAATGATTCTTTAATCTGTTCAACCAATTCTTGCCGATGCACGAAGAACAAAACTCTATTTTTCTTGAGTGCTGTTAAACGTGCAATTTCTGCAATTACAACAGATTTCCCCGATCCTGGTGGACTCACAATAAGCACACCTTTATTACCCTGAGCGAGTGCATTTCTGGCTCCAGCAACTAATTTTTGCTGATAATCAAACAACCGATACATTACTTATCTCTGCTTTTATTAAAGTTAAAGAAGTCTTGCGCTTTACAACCTTTATCACTGCTAAGTCTGTTTTTAGCATAAGTATCTATAGAGCCTTGTAGGATAACTCCACGTTCTCCAGATTGTGGTTTTTGAATCATTCTCCCGACTGCATCGCAGTTACCAAGTAAGTAATCTCGTGGATTAGGTCTAATATCAGGACCGTACTGCATGAACTCTTGCCCTTTAGGATCAGTTATTTTAGTTTGTGTTTCCCATGCGGTAACTAAAATATTGACATTCCATTTAAAGACATAAGCAATGAATCTAGTTAGATAAGTATTCCACTCATTGTAGTCAGACATTTTATTATCTAAGCCAGTCCTGGTTTCTCTAGCCTTTTCAACGAAGAATAACTTCTGTAAATTACTTAGATTGTCAATCACTAAATTGTCGTATTGGCTTGGGTCAAATGATTCTGCAAAGCTATTTAAATCTTCAATGGGCTTCTGTGGATCAATAACCCAAATATCTTTTTTACCTTGCCAAAATTGAATTCTTCTAAATGAATTATCCAAGCTTAGTAAATAAGTCTTGCCTGTAAGGTATTTACTAAGTGTTGTTTTACCAACACCCGGAACACCATAAACAAGCCAACGGTAGTTTTCTTTAGGAGCATCTTTCCAATTAAATGCTGGCATTATTTCTCACCTGCATCTCTAACTAGCCGTCTTACTCCCTCTAAACTGTGGAGGACATTACTAGTAATTTCTTTTTCATAGCATTTGATCATAGCATTTGTAAATTCATCAAATTCTGGAGTGTTCTTTACTTTTTGATAAGCCATTCTCGCGTGTTCATCTTCAGGAACTTGACTCCATTTGCTGTTAAATTTTAAAATTGCCTCATTTTGAATTGCATTTTTTAAGAAGTCTTCAGTCATCGTTATCACACTTTCTATTTAAGCCCTAATAGTTCGTTGGCCTTTTCATTGCTTCATAGCGGACTTTTTCAATTGCATCATCATAAATAGTCCTAATAACTGTGCTAAATGTTTCACCTGCGGTGGCTTTGTATGAACTTGGCATTTCTGGTTTATTTTTCTGTAGCCAGTGAATGCCTGCATTGTATGTGCCTTTTTTTAAAGCTTCATAGAATAGCCAATTAGTCCAGTCTCCTATTTGCTGTTCTGTATCAGCTCGCCACTTTTGAAAATCATTCATTATTTTTATCTTCTTTCCTTAATTGCCCATGTATTGAGCGTCAAACCAATCTACTGCCAGTTGCTGCCAATAATCTTCACCATATGGATCACTAGAATTAGCGAAGAAATCGCCTAACATATCAGCTACTCCATCAGCACCAATCAAATCAGCGAATTTAGCTAAACTATTAGTTGTAACTAATTGGTCAATAATAAAACCTTGTGCAGTATCATAATCACAATTTCTATCACCAAAAGTAACTAGATTGCCTTTTACATCAAAAGCAGTCCAAAGGTCATAACCTTGATATTCTTTTCTTTCAGTTTGCTGATCTTGATATCTGGCCTCTTTCAACATTTCTTTTCCTGATTTTGCTTCCATTTTGTTACCTCACTAGTAAATTAGAAATAAAAATACATATTTGGATCAATACAACGGAAATTCCACTGCTAATTAATCCCCACTTCATAAAGGTGGCAAAAGCATCTGCAATATCAGATAGCTGTTGATTAAACTTTTGCATTTTTCATTCTTCCTTTCTTGTTCCAATTTTGAGCTTCAGATGGTAAAAAAATATCATCTAATGGCTTTTGAAACAAATCACTAATTTTAAACATTTCTTTTGCATTAAAGAAGGTATGACCAAGCTCCTTATTTCTATATGTAGTAGGAGTAATACCTAATTTTTCAGCCATATCTTCTTGTGTTAAGCCTTTATGCTTTCTCAAGGCATATAATTTATATTGCATATGTTCACCTCATTTCTTCATGTTCCTTCTCGGAACATCTTTATAGTAGTCCCATATCGAAACTGTGTCAACACTTTTTTTGCCATTTAGCAAAAAAATGTTCTAAATAGGGCTTTTATTTGTCTACAATTAGCATTAAAGGGCTAAGCAATACAATCATCCACTCAAAAATAATTAGATGACCACAGAATCATTGTCTCAGCGCAAAAAAAAGAGCCACCCACAAACGGAGTGACTCTAAAATCAGGATTTAATGAATTAATAAATCATCTAGTTAGTTCAGATACAAGGTCATCATAAATTAAAGCAAGAGTATAAACTCTTATCCATGCTGCTTCTTGCAATTTTTCTGGATGAGAAGCATAGTGTCGAATTGTATCATAACTTATTTTTGATTCCTTGGATATTATATTTAATGGTCTTAATTTTGCTGTCAAAAGCTTTTGTGACTTTTCTAAATCATTCATTATTTCCACGCCTTACTATAATCTTCATCTTGGAACATTGCAGCCAAACCACCTACTTGCTTTAGCCTTAAAAGTTCGTCCGCATCCATACCGATATTTTTCATAATCCAAGCATCTGACATACCTGAATCTTTTAATTCATTGACGATATTAACCATTAGATCAACGCTGTGTGTCCCTCTAGCTCTGTTATGCCTAATTGTGGATGCAATTCTGTCTTCTAGTGGCTTGTCAATTACTGACACAGGTAACATACCATGCTCTCGTTCATAGATATCTTTGTGTTTTAGCATAGTGGTATATCTATGATAACCGTCTACAATTTCATACTTATCTTTGTCCTTAAGATAGTAGCAGACAATAGGCATGGTATACGTATCATCTTTAATTGATTCATAAAGAAGTTTCATTTCAGGAGGTGCTACATGATTAGGGTTATAAGTATTAGCTTGTATCTTTTTAATGGGAACAGCTTTAACATTGTAAACTACGCTATTAGCATACCATGCCTCAAATCCATGTGTTGATTTTTGCTCCTGAGTTAAAACTTTAGAAATATCACTTTCTGAGATATGTAATGTTCTTGCTGCTTCACTGATACTATTAAATGTAAAAGTATCATCATTGTGAGTATTTCTGAAAATAATAGCTTTAAAGGATGTTTTGGTATTTTTCAATTGCTTTTTTCCTCTTTTCTTGTTGTGCTTTGGTTCTTGCAAAGCCCATATACTTAGCGGTATGATCATTTTTCATGATTGTGATACACATACGCTTATACGATGGAACTGTTCTAAATTTTTTGACAGGTGCATCGTCAGGATAGTCGTGAAATGCCACTGCCTTTTTTTGTGTTTTATAATTCGTTTTACCCTTAATCTCTAGTGGTATACCTGCATTTTGAAGTTCTTTGATAGTTTCATCATCAAGAACACCACCTTTCTTGTCCCAAAATTCAATGCTGGTCTTAAATATTTTTTGATAATCTTTTCTGGTCTGCTCGGGCAATGTAGAAAGTAAAAATTTAAGGTATTTTTTCCAAGTCATCCCTTTTGGAAGTTTGATATTTCTCCAGCCCATAGCGGTAGTTTTACCGTATATGCCGGCAAAGTTGACTCCATTGACTCTTCCTAGCATTCTAGCCCATGTATCAGGTTCAATTACTTGATAATAGTGCAAATCTGATAATCCTTCTGATAAAAATGGTGAAGCAACTCTCATCTTGTTAATATTCATACCAGCTTGATAGTACAGATCATAAATTTTATTATATTTAAAAGCTTCCTTGCCGTTACATACCCAGACGTCTTTTACTGACCAGTCGTAAATTGGATAAGCATTGACAGTAATTTTATCTTTAGATACTAGCCATTCTTTGTCACCATAAGAGTTAACTTTATGGTTTGATTTAATAGCTCTAAACCGATCATAACTTTCATCTGTTCTAATCCCAATTAGGACTGCAGTTTTTCCATGCGTGGAGGAAAACCACTTAGTAAAGTCTTCTTGTGCCTGATAATCGCTAGTAGCAGGCTTATAGTCCCATGGGACATTGTCTTCATTGATTACATAAGGTGTTTTGGGCATTTTACGTACCCAAATATCTTTTTTAGCTTTCTCCCACGGAATCCATGTACCTGTAGTCATAGATGTTGCGCTTGGTACAGAATTAGGCAAGCAAAGCCAGTAGCGTTTAATATCACTTAAATTATTAAACATTTCTTGAGTGTATTTAATTGTTGCTTGATATTGTGCTTCATAGTCAAGAAAGTACATACCCATCTTGCTTAACTGTTTGTGCTTTTTTGCATATTGATAAGTTAAACTTAAAAGTACTCCACTATCTTTACCACCACTAAAGGCAACTAAAATATTATCAAATTCATCAAAAATATATTTAAGTCGCTTTTGTGTAGCTTCATAGACATTAATGTCTAAGTATGTTTTAGAACTCACGTGCAAACTCCTTTCTATTGCTAGTCTCTTTGAAGAGATTTAACAGGCTTGTTTTTTTAGTGATTGAATTATCAATCATTTTTTCAAGTCCCAAGTTACCCGTCAAAAAATAATAATTTACATTTTCAGATTGACCAAGCCTGTAAATCCTTCTTTTTGCTTGTTCTAGCTGTGCATAGTCCCATGTCTTTTCATAAAATATGATGTTCTTATATTCCTGCAAATTCAGTCCTAATGAGCCTTTTCCATAAGTAATGACCTTGCAGTTTGGAAATCTTCTTGTTAGCTCTGTTTTTGTATCCAAGTACTTTACAAAAATAATCGTTTTGCGTTTTAAGCTTGCAACCAAGTCTTCACATTGCTGAATGTGTGCTGTATCAAGAGAATAAGAATGCTGCATTTTCTGTGTCATAGCCAGAAAATCCACGTCTCCCATAAACTTTATTTTTTGCAGCATTTCTTCTTTTGCATCCCAGTAAGCCTGCGGATCATCAACAATATAATCAACGCAATGCTCATTTTTATCTATTCCTAGCTTCAGCTTAGCTTCAAAAACATATGGCTCAATCAAAGAATATAGATAAGGGATGTTGACTGAATCTTTAACTATAGTGTATTGACTATATCCATCGATTCTAGTTTCAGACTCAACAAATTTATCCCAGAACTCGATATATCGCATGTTTAAAATCTTTGGACTCAAAAATTCAATTTGGGGATATAAGTCTAAAATGTTTTTTGAAATTGGTGTGCCATTAAGTATTAAGCGATAATAGGCCAATTTACCAAGCCTCATAACTCTCTCTGTTCTCTTAGCGTGGATATTCTTTATTTTTAAGCTTTCGTCTACTACCATAAAAGCCTTTTTAGCGTGTTTAACTTCATCTAGCAATTCAAGATAGAGTCTATCTGAGTTGCTTAAAGATTCAACACCTTCAATACGATATTTTGGCTTTAGCTTCCATTTAATCAGTTCTTTTTTTATATTTTTCTTGGTCTGAAAAGGAACGATAAATAACACATAGTCAGTTTTTGAAGAGTTAATTAATTCAACTGCTGCTCTTGTTTTTCCTGTTCCTGGCTCCATAAAAAGAGCGCCCACTCGTAGACGTTCTAGTTTTTTAACTGCCAGCTTTTGGTTAACGTTTAAGGGAATCATCTGCTTCCACCTTCTTTGGTTTAAACTTCTTTGGCTTGTGATAATAAACTTCTGTCTTTTCTGTACCACAAGAAAAAATTTGTCCTTCAAAAAAGTTTTGAAGGGTTTGTGCAGAGCATCTTTTCTTGCTATTCCTGCCAATAAGCAGTGTAAATTCCATATCTTTTGGCAAATATGCTGAGTAAAACCACATTTTTGGCTTAATTAAAGATTTTGGCAACCATACTTTGCAATTTTGTCTTGGAACTTTAATTAGTACAGCCTTTTTGGTTTCATATTTGACAGCATTTCTATTGAATAATATTTTCATCTGTAGTTGCCTCAATAATTTATTTCTTTTAGGATAAAGGCAAGATTTTCTGCACGTTCAGGGCTAAGCTCTTTTACTACTTTTGAAAGTTTGTATAACTTGTCACTGTTAAAATAGCCACTGTTTATTTTAATGACGTTTGATAATCTTTCAGCCTTGCTATTTTTCAGCAATTTATTGTAATGATTTGAATACTCACCAAACTCTGACTTTTTAATTTTATCATCATCGATTAGCTGATTTAACATTTTTTCAGCTTCTTTAAAATTGATCCAAATGCCATCACCCGTACTGGTGCAGTAAATATAGAATCTGCTGTACTTTTTGTCTAAAACAAAGTCATAGACAAGCTCTGAGCCAATGTCATCAACATAATTTATAGTGAGTTGCTTAAAGTCTTTGAACTTCTTTAAGCAGTTTTCAAGATCATCCAAAGCTTTTTCATCATATTCGATAGAACCTTCAAGGCTTGGGCCTTTAATATCCCATTCGCCTGCTTCATCTGCTTTCTTCAATTCAAGTCTTTCTTTTTTGATTTCTTTCTTAACTTCTTCAATTTGCTTTTTAGTTTCATTAACTATACTTAATACATCCATCATTTTTTATACCTCTTTTTCTTCTATTTCTCTTTACACTTTATATTATACATGCTTTTGCATATTTTGCAACACAAAAGTGATATTTTTTGACACAAAATGTGACAAACAAAAAAGCCACCCCAGGGAATTACTCCCCAGAGTGGCTCTATTTTAATATTAAATTAGCTTAGCAAACTTAGCTGGTACCCATTGCTCATCAGTACCAATTCGATAACATTTCATCCCTCGAATTGTTTTTTCTTCCCATATTTTCCAGTGAGTATTTGTTCTGATGTATTTTTGATAATGCCCGTTACTATCTAGTAACCTAACTTTGTAATTTGGATTGCCATATAAGATAGGCACATATACGATACCAGTCTTCTTAACTGGCTTTGGCTTGGGTTTTTTGGCTGGCTTAGCTTTATGTACTGTAGATTTCTTTTCAGTGATTAATTCCTTGAGAGTGATGTTACCGTCAACATTTAAGCCATGCCAGTTATCAGTAAATTGCCAAATTGCTACCCCATCCATTGATGGGAAGTAGTTAAAGTCAGGCGTGTCAATTCTACCCATTGTTGCATATGAAGCAACCCAAAGACATGTACCGTACTTCTTAACAACTTTAGCTGTATCAATGTGCTGTTTTAAGATGTAAGCACCGGAGTATAAGCCGACCTTGTATCCAGCATCATGACACACTTTCATGAAAGCCATGATAGCTTTCGTGTTGCTGTATGTGCTATTAACGACAACATTGCCATCACCCGTCTCCCAGTCAAGAAACAGATACCGTTTTTTGCTGATATTGTGTCTCTTTGCTTCTGCAACAAAGAATTTTGCTTCTTTTCTAGCTCGACTAACTGAATTGTCAAACGTTGCAAAATGATAGGCATGCAAGTACATATGATTAGCATGGGTAGACTTGATCTGTGCGTTCGCTTTCGGATTGAAATACCCAGTGCCCTCAGTTAGCTTGACAATTACTTGCCTTGCCCCAGCGTGCTTATATGCACTCATGCTAGTCGGCTGATAAGCAGCAACGTCAACAACATAATCTCTACTTGCCATCTGCTGTCACGTCCTTAGCTGGTGCTTCCGGTTGCACAATGTCTTTTTCAGGCA